ATGCAAGGGTTGCGCGTTTAATATCATTTGAAACACGGGTATAACTATTGCCCATCATTTCAATATCGCCAATAATTGGCTGCATGCCAATCTGGCCAATTTGCTGATACAGGCCGCTAATTTGACGCATTGGTTGCTCAATGACGCGCTGCCCCGCAGTACGCGCGCGTCCTCTCTCGATGGAACGTCGAATTGCAGCTTGCTCTCTCAGGCCAGTATTTTCAGCGGTAATCTGTCGATAATTTTCAATACGAGCACGAATCTCCTCTTTCCGATCGGCATTGCCATCTTCAGTGGCATTTGCCAGTTCACGCTGAAGTCGATTGATCTCAGCAAGAGTCTCTTGGTACGGTCCCGCGCCGCGATCAAGATTCTGGAAATCTTGCGTCAGCTCTGAAATGCGAAGTTGCAGTGCTGCCAACGTATTGGGCAACTGTTGCTGTGGTTGCATTGCGCCAATCAACGGCGCACGTACAGCTTGCGCACCAGCAATAACCTGCTGCCTAGCCTGCGCGCGGCCAAAGGCGACCTCTTTGATCGTAATCTCAGTCAGCTTGTCACCATAAGCCTGAGCGCTAACACTGAGCTGATCGAGTTGACGATTTAACGCTGCAAGCTGTTTTCTGAAAGCTTCTGGCTTTCTCGCTGGAAATTCAGCCGCAATCTGCGCATCAGTACGCTTTGCAACTCTGCCTACTTCCTCGTAATCAGTCTTGAGCGCCTTCAGTGAATCGCTAAGGCGATTTACATCACCAGCAAGTTGCCTGTAAACGTTGCCGCCAATTGTTGCTTGCGTTTGCAGTCCCTTGAAAGCATCAATTTGACCCTGAATAGTCTGAATACTTTGCTTGCCACTGCCCGCGAAATCAATAATTGATTGACGCGCTTCTTGAATAACCTTATCGGTAGGACCAATGGACTTTTCAAGTGAGCGAAATGCTGAGCTGAGCTTGTCCAGCCCCTCGGCACCCTGGATGCCAAGCTTGACCAGAATTTCGCTTACCTGCTTAGCCATCCTTGTCCTTGGCCAATTCGCTTAACGCTGCAGCCTCCATTGTCTGAAGACCTTCCAGCATCTCGCGGCGATTGTCCACATTGTAAAGGTCAAACATCCCGCCAGCACACAGCATCACCTCATATCGCAACCCCAGGTAGCCAGCCATCGTCGTGTTCCACTGCGTCTGCATACGCAGGAACATCATCACGACATCCCAATTTTCATCCCACACCTCAAAATCAACCGCTTCATCACGCGGCTGCTCAGGGAGGACGATGCCAAATGCAGCAGCGTCCTCTCCGGTTTTATCTTCTACACGTTTGCCGCCGCCTGCCCAGTAGACGGCAGCCTCCTTCAGTTTCCCTGGCGCGCGCCTTCAAAAGTTTCGGTGTAAGCCTTCAGCACACCACGAATCCAGTAAGGATCATCAGACAGGTCGCGCATCGCCTCAATCGAAAACGGCACTTCCTTGCCGTCCTCATCCTGGATACCTTCCCAGCCGACCATGATCACCTTCAGCAGATCCAACTCTCCTTTCTCGCCAAGCTTCTGAAACTCCTTGCGGCCAACCCGCTTAAATTTCGCGTCAAAGGTCACCGTGTCAAAAGTGCCGCCATCACTGGGCTCTTCGATGCTGACCGGCCAAGAAAAGACCTTAACTTTTTTACGGACAAATGCCATGCGTAATGAACGCGATACTCCAACAGCATACACCCGATAAAAAAGGGCCGCATTAGCGGCCCCCCCGTACTTCACTCTCCAATCACAACCTAATCAGGTGTAAACGAAGCTGAACTCGTCGTTACCAGATGTTGACGGAACGCAGGTAAACGGAATCGTCAGCATGTGGATGCCGTCCTGATCGCTGTAGCTCACATCACCAATGTCCACCTTCGTGGAGGCAAAGTCGAAGATATTGCCAGCAGTCTGGCCATGCTGGAACAGCAGGTTGCCCAGAGTACCGTCGCTCAGCGCTGCAGTGAAGTAGTCCTTCTGAGCAATGGTCGGAGCTTCGATCACGACGCTGCCGGTGCTGGCACGATCAGTCAGCAGCACTTGCTTGGTGCAGTTGATCAGATCGCGATACACCAGCGTGTTGCCGATGTCGAAGGTCACCGACTGGAGGCAGCCGCTATAGGACAGCAGCTCAAAACCAGTCGTGTTGCCCTGCTTGGCGATCACAGGCGTTGCCTGGTCCGCATAGGTGACAGCAGGAGCGGCGGTGTCAGTAGGTGCGTTGTACACACCAGTGAAGGTGAAATCAATGGAAGGGATTTCACCCACTGCCATGTTGAGCGTGAAAGTGCCGCGAGCGCCGGTCACCTTATGCAGCACACCATCAATGTTGTAATAGATGGTGCAGCTACCAAAACTGGCGCTAACAGGCGCATAAGTTGCACTTACGCCAGCAGAAATGGTCTCGCTCATCCCGCAAGCAAGCAGAGCTTTGCCGTAGCGAGGGGCGGTGCCAGCAGCGCCAGAACCAGCAAGCTCAACGCTGAACGTGCATTCAACGCGAGTGTTGGCCAGCAGTTGTTCAGATGCACCCAGATAAGGGCGTACCAGGTCGCGGCTTACGACATCACTCTGCAGAGGAGTGATGTTCAAATCCCGCACCAGGATTGCGTCGGCGCCGTCTGGAGTCGGATCCGTCCCGTAAGTGCCTTCCGATTCCAGGAGAATCAGGCGTTTCCGAGTTAGAAGGGGCATTGGAAATTACCTCTGGTCGTTCAGGTGGCAGCGTCCGTGAAACAAGGGTACGAACGCCTGTCTCGGGGTCAAGGATGTACGAGCCACCTTGCCCTTGAAACTCATCCATTACTGTAAATCGGGTGGCTTATCAGACTTTAGGACGACAAACTCGCAACACTCGTTCTGTATTGAACAATATAATCATTGAAAATTACGCCTGCTGGCTGATCGGCATCGACAAGGGTGAATGACACCTCATCGGGCTGCACGTCAATTGCAAGACCACCAAGCGTCAAATCAGCGACCATTTTGGTGTGCATACTCTCGATAACAGGATCAGCAAGCTGATCAGGCACGTCCCCCCTGACAATCACACTCACCCTGACGCGCATTCGCCAGTCCAGCGTTGGCAAGCTTGTGTTTTGCGTCGGCGTGTCGCTGATTGGCTCCACCACAATGGCTGGCGACTCCGCGCGCTGTACCGCAGTCACTCGACTGCGATAAACACGACCGCTCACTCCCGTCGTGCTAGCAAGTGCGGTAGCAATCGCTGCCAGAATTTGCTCACGCTTGGTCGCCATTGAATCCTCGCTGTGGAAGCTTGCCAAACGGCCCAGGATCTGCGCCGCCGCTCACAATTGATTTCGCTCGATAATAAATATAACAGTCAGTCTTTCCCGCCACCTCCAAAGCCTGCATCACCTTGACCCAGTTTTTGAAGGCGTGGCGGTCCATGTCTCTAATCGCATGCCATCGTGATCGTCACTGATGCGCCGTTCTGATTTGCAGTAACAGTAGATCTCACGTAACGAACAATCCTGGGCGAATAGAAATGCGCGTCAACTCCAGATTCGCTATGGGTTTTTGCTTCGTCAAGTGAAAACCATGAAACACCATCAAGACTTCCTTCGTCATCGACGGTGACGTTGCCCCCGGTCGTATTGTGAACAAACACAAAGCTATTTCCTGACACCTCAACCGCAGCAGTTGATCCAACGCCCGTCAACGTCCCAAGAACAGTGATGTTCTCACGTCTACTTGCCCAGCTTCCGTAAATTTCGGGCATTGCTAGACCTTCATCAGCATTACTTCTGTAATTTTACCGTCATCCATCATGCTTGGATTCCGCACTTTGTAAGACACGCCATCAACCGTCAACGTATCGCCACTCAAGAATTCGTTGAAAACACCAGTGCGTACTGTCAATTTGTAGTCAGTGCTCAGCACTACACCATCAGCGAGCACTTCACTCGGCGTATCTAAAATACCAACACCCGTAATGCCTTCATGCACTACAGGTACGCCAAAGCCCTCTAGGTCAAAAAATACGCTTAGGTCTTCGGTGAATGCCATCGCAATTAGCAGGCCCGATGCCGATGACAGAGCGGGAACATAAACAGCATAAAGCCCTAGGTCACCGAAGCAACCCAGGGCTGACTCTGTACGCCTATCAGGCGTACTTCTTCACGCCGACACCGTTGATGGAATAAGTGTGAGTGGAGGTGTCAGTCACAGACACAGCCTTGATCCAACGCTTGGCAGCGCCCTTAGGGAACACTAGGTACTGCTTGTCAGCAGAGGTGCTCACTTGGGCAAATGCCACGGCAGCAGAGGCTTGCTCGGTGCCGTCAAGGTTGAACACGGTGGTCACATCGGTGTAGCTACCACCAGAGGTATCGCTCGACTGGATTTTGACATCCAGAGTCGAAGTACCACCAGCCTCAACATCAAGAATGATCACAAGGTCGCCCTCGTAATCATTCATGTCAACAGCAGTGCCATTCAGGTTGGCAGTGCGAGCAGCGGTAGGAGCCAAAGCAAAATGCTGCAGCTTCTCCAGACCAGTAGAAAGAATGGCCATGATCAGTCCTCTTTAGGGGCGTAGGTGCGTGCCTTGCGCGCGGGCTTGACCGGCTCAGGCTTA